ACGCCATGCAGAGATATTTGGCAAAAAAAAGGGAAAAACAAATGAAATCAATGAACTACCCAAAAAAAACCAACAAAAAAGCAAAAAGTAATAGCAAAAAATCTAAAAAATCTATGGGAACCACTAAAAAAGTGGGCGGCATGGGTTACTAACACAATATTAAAAGGAGAAGACTATGGCAGGAAGAGACGGAGGTAATCCAGGAGGCAGATCATCAGGTCCAGGTGGACGTGGTGGCAGAACAGGCGGACGTGGACGTGGACCAGGGAGTCCAGGTTCAGGTAGATCTACAGGTTCAGGTAGAGGCGGACGTGGTAGCGGAGCTCAAATGGGAGCTGGTGCAGGTAGCCGTAGTAGAATTCGTAGTATGGGGGGCAAAGGTACTATTGTTAAAGTACCTGCTACTCAAAATTCTAGACGTACAGCTAAACAAACAGGTTTGAATATGGTTGTTTTTGATGATGCTATAGCAGCAGCACAGAAAAAAGCCAATACAGCAACTACAGCAGCAGCTAAAGCAGCAGCAGATAAAGCCGTAGCAAAAGCTAAAGCAGCTAAAGCAGCAGCCATAGCAAAAGCTAAAGCAGATAAAGCAGCAGCAGCCAATAGAGAAAAAGGTGCAGCAGCATCTAGGGCAGCAGCAGCTAAAGCAGCTAAAGATAAAAAGGCATCAGCGATTAGCTCAGCTGGAAGAGGCGGATCATCTGCAGGCAAAGGTGCTGGAAACAAACAAGGACAAACTCCTGGCGGTCCAGGCAAAGGCAGACAAAGTAGTCGTGGTAACACAGGTAGTCGAGGTCCAGGTGGCAGAGGCGGTCGTGGCGGCGGCGGAGGCGGCGGAGGCGGAGGCCAAGGCGGTGGTTCTGGAGGTTGCTTTGTAGCTAACACTTTAGTTGAAATGCTAGACGGTTCTGAGAAACGCATCATAGACATTAATGTTGGTGAGCATACTAAAGGTGGTATTGTAGAAGCTAAGATGGAATTTATTCCACAAAGTATATACAACTATAAAGATGTTAAAGTATCTGGTTCACATTTAGTAATAGAAGATGGCAAGTTTGTTAAGGTAGAAGATAGTAAGCATGGAGTTCTAACTAATAATGTAGAGAGTGTGTACTGTTTTGAAACATCAGCAAATAGAATATGGGTTAAAGGCATTGAGTTTGGAGATTACCTAACAGGTTCCGATGAACAATGGCAGCCACATATAGATGTTATGCTAGATACTATTAATAAACAAATCCAGGCTGTTGCTAACTAATGACAATGCCGTTTTCTGAACTAACTGATCTGCTTAATAAAAGATCAAAAGAGCAGACTAAAGCTAGAAGAGAACGATTTAAAGACAGAGTTAAAAAAAAGCAAGCATGGCAAAAAGCAAAAGCACAGTAAACAAAGCAGGCAACTATACTAAACCTACCAAGAGAAAGCAAATCTTTAATCGTATTAAAGCTCAAGCATCTCATGGTACAGGTGCAGGACAGTGGTCTGCCCGTAAGGCACAGGCTTTAGCTAAAGCATATAAAAAAGCAGGCGGAGGATATAAGTAATGCTTAAAGGCAATCAAAAAAAATTAGATAAGAATAGAGATGGTAAAATTTCAAAAGTAGACTTTACACTATTAAAGAAAAAGAAAAATAATGGCACTAGCAAAAAGTCAAAAAAGCCTAAAGTCTTGGGGTAAACAAAAGTGGCGGACTAAGTCAGGGAAGAAATCTTCTGTGACTGGTGAACGTTATCTACCAGCAAAAGCTATTAAAGCCTTATCAGCATCAGAGTATGCTGCTACTACAAAAGCAAAGCGTAAATCTAAAGCAAAAGGTAAACAAGTTTCTAAACAGCCAAAGAGTATTGCTAATAAAGTAAGAAAGTATAGGAAGATATCATAATGGCTAAGTCACCTGCATGGACTAGAAAAGAAGGCAAAAGTCCCGAAGGGGGACTGAATGCTAAAGGTCGTGCAAGTTATAATAAAGGCAAAACCAAAACGGGAAAGAAACGTAACCTTAAAGCTCCAAGTAAAGTTAAAGGTAATAAAAGACGAGCATCATTCTGTGCTAGAATGAAAGGCATGAAGAAAAAATTAACATCAAAAAAAACAGCAAATGATCCTAACTCTAGGATTAATAAATCATTAAGAGCATGGAATTGCTAAAGGAGATAATATGAAAAAAATAATGTGGATTAAAGATAAAGTTATGGCTATGCCTAAACATAAACAAATTGCTTTGGCTATTTGTGTTGTAGCTATAGTTATTGTTGTATGCTTCTAGACAAAAAAGAAACAACAGAGTTAACAGAAAAACAACAAGAGTTTCTCTCTGCTTTATTTGGTGAAGCCCAAGGTGATCCAAGAACTGCAGCAGAGATTGCAGGCTATGCTCCCACCTCATATCCGAAAGTGGTGCAAGGTTTAAAAAACCAAATCATAGAACGTGCCGAAACGGTATTAGCAGCTCACTCACCGAAAGCTGCCTTAAGCATAGCCAACGCAATAGACGATGATGGCTCTATACCAGGAGCAAGTATTAGAATGGAAGCAGCTAAACAAGTGTTAGATAGAGTAGGTTTAGTTAAAAGAGAAAAATTAGATATTAATGCCAAAGTAGCCCATGGTATTTTTATACTGCCAGCCAAAGAAGCATAATGAAAAATATAGTATACAAGATATTTATTTGGTCAGGAAAAATACATAGTTGGTCGTGGACAATGTTATATGGGAAACGAAACAATGAGTCTAGGTCATAGAAAAAGAATTGCAAGAACTGTTCCATTTGGATACAAAGTAAGTGAACAAGACGATAAGTTATTAGAGCCGATCCAAGAGGAACTCGAAGCTATAGAACAAGCAAAACAATATATTAAAAGTTGTTCCTATCGAGAAGTTGCTGGATGGATGGAAAAGAAAACAGGCAGATATATATCTGCACCAGGTTTAAGAAAGGTATTATCAAGAAGTGAATGATATACCACCACCTAAACCTAAACATAAAAAGGTTATAGCCAAAGCTAAACGATCAGCTAAAGCTAGCATTAGTGATATAGCTAAACAAGTACAGAAAGCTAAAGATGATTATCATAATGCCCAAAAGAAATTAAAGAATAAAAAAGAAGCTATTAAAAAAATTGATGGTGTACTAGAAAACAAACAAAATATAATTGTAGAAGATGATCTAGACATCTTACCACCAAACGTAAAAAAAGTAGTAGAAGAACAAGAAGTTATATTTGAACCAAACAGTGGACCTCAAACACAATTCTTAGCTGCATCTGAACGAGAGGTATTTTATGGTGGTGCAAGGGGTGGTGGTAAATCATATGCAATGCTTATTGATCCATTACGTTATTGTGATAAACAAAAACATAGATGTCTATTGCTTAGACGTTCTATGCCAGAGTTAAGAGATTTAATTAATCACTCACAACAACTATACCCTAAAGCGTATCCTGGTGCTAAATGGAGAGAGCAAGAAAAAGAATGGAGATTTCCATCAGGAGCAAAAATAGAATTTGGATATGCTGAAAATACTACTGACGTACTTAGATATCAAGGTCAATCTTACACCTGGATTGGAGTGGATGAACTTCCCCAATATCCTAATGCAGATATCTACAACTTTTTAAGATCATCTCTTAGATCTGTAGATCCTGAGATACCAGTATTTATGAGAGCTACAGGGAATCCAGGGAACATAGGTTCAGGCTGGGTAAAAGAAATGTTTGTTGATCCTGCTGTTCCTAATACAAGATTTGATATTGAGATACAAACACCAGTAGGTGTAAGAAAAATAACTAGAAGATTTATACCCGCTAAGTTACAAGATAATCCATACTTGATGCAAACAGAGGATTATTATATTATGCTAGCCTCTTTACCAGAGGTACAAAGGAAGCAATTCTTAGATGGTGATTGGAGTGCATATGAAGATGCTGCATTTCCTGAGTTTAATAAGGTAAATCATGTTGTAGAACCATTTGATATACCTAGTAATTGGCATAAGTTTAGAGCATGTGACTGGGGTTACTCTTCTCCTGCTTGTGTACTCTGGTTCGCTATAGACTTTGATGATAACTTGTATGTCTATAGAGAACTATATACAAAAAAAGTAGTAGCAGATATATTTGCTAATCAAGTTTTAAATTTAGAATACAATGAGTATATTAGATACGGTGTTCTAGATTCAAGTACATGGGCACGAAGAGGTGATGTCGGTCCAAGTATTGCAGAGACAATGATCAATGCAGGATGCAGATGGCGACCATCTGATAGATCACCAAGAAGTCGTATAAATGGTAAACTAGAAATACACAAAAGGTTATCAGTTAGAGATACTAATGATGGAGATAAACCATCTCTATTTATTTTTAATAACTGTATTAACTTAATACGAACACTACCTCTACTACCGTGTGATAAAAACAATCCAGAGGATGTTGATACTCACACAGAAGACCACGCATATGATGCGTTAAGATACGGATGTATGTCTCGCCCCATTAATCCCCATGGTCATGGTTACTCATCATTTAATAATGGAAGTAACTATACACCATCTGATAAAATGTTTGGATATTAAATGGAATTAGACAATAAAAAATTAAGAGTTGGATTTCAAGATCTAACTATTAAAGTAGAAAATCCTGATTTTAAAAAGGATAACTTAACAGATTGTTATGGACAGTATTTACAAAGAGAAAATGCTATTCAAATCAATGCAGGTTTAGAAACTCATGATTTACTAAATACAGTAATACATGAAATTTTTCATTCTTGCGTATACGTTAGTGGACTAACCCAAAAAGATAATCCACTTGCAGACGATGAAAAGGAAGAGACTGTAGTTAATAACTTAGCCAATACCTTTCATGTTGTTATAAGAGACAACCCATGGCTTCTTAAATTTATGCAAGAAGCTGTAAACAAAACAAAAACTAAGGAGAAATAAATGCCAAATATAATGCAAAAATATAAACAAGGCGATCTTGATGAGACTACTACTAGCTTAGAAAGACCTGCTAACAATATGCCTGCTGTTGAAGAAGGTGGAAAAAACGAAGATGCATCTAAAGTAAAAACTAATATGGTCGATGGAAAAATATTTTCTATGGCTGACGAACGAGACTACTAAAATAGTTAGGAAACTTAATGGCTAAGATAGATCTATCCGATGACGAAGTTGTAGGAGTAGAAGAACAAGGTAAAGATGATTCTGTTAGAAATGATTTTTCTAGTCTAGAAGGTGTCATTAAGTCTCGTTTTTTAAAAGCAGAAGATGCTAGGTACTTTGATGAAAGTAGATGGCTAACAGCATACAGAAACTATAGAGGAATCTATGGTGCTGATATGTCTTTTACAGAAAGAGAAAAGTCTAGAGTCTTTGTTAAAATAACTAAAACAAAAGTTCTAGCAGCGTTTGGTCAATTGATTGAAGTACTATTTTCAAGTGGTGGCTTTCCAATTGGTGTAGATCATACACCCATACCTGATGGTATAGCAGAATTTGCTAGAGTAAAAGGTGAAGACGAAGAAGAAAAGCCATTACAAAGAGATGAAAGTAATATAGTAGATCTATATGGTTTTCCTGGTGATGGTAAAGAAATTGCAGCAGGAACAACTACAGCTGATTTATTGCGTGGATTATCAAAAGATTATGAAGGTATAGACTTTGCAGAAGGTCCATCACCTGATTCTCCTAATACTCCACATATTGAGCCAGCACGAGAGGCTGCTGCTAATTTACAAAAGCTAATAAACGATCAATTAGATGAAACATCAGCTATAACAGTA